CGCAGGTTTCCATTGTTCAGGCTTTCCCCTATAAATGTGAGTACAAATTCTATCCTTTAATAATTTGATACCACCATGTTGAATCTTCCTATTAGGATATAACAATTTTGCTCCTACTATTCCCACCTTTTTCCATCTATCAATAAATGGATTAACTAGATCTTCATAACAAACCTTTTCCGGGATAATATCATCATTCATCAAAATCACATAATTATAATCTTTAGAAAACTTCTTAAACGCTACATTATTCATTCTTGAAAAATTAAATGAACCCTTAAATTTTAAAACTTTTCTTACTTCTGGTCTCTTTCCTAATTTTAAAATATCTGGTAAAAAATCTCCTTCTGGTCTATGATGACAAATCACCACGTCATGCTCTATTTTTGAAAGAAATTCAACCGAATTAAAAATATATGTCTCATCTCTACAAGGAATAATTGTTAAAAACTTCTTTTCTGAAGTTCTTTCTTTAACGTCATATAGAATCCTACCACTGTTTTTCCATTTCATATTTTGACCATTTACAAAAATTTGTTCAAACCAATTATGATTTTTCCTGATTAACCCCTTTAATGATTTTTTCCTAATCGCTAGAAAATTTAATTCACAATCATCTTTATAAATCGCTCTCATCTCAAAAGACATTTCAGGCAAAATAACCTTTTTCTTATTCACTGAATCATAAAAACCACCATAAATAATATCAACATCTTCACGAATTAATGCCCTTATTACATCTAAAGTTTTTTTCCTCAATTTAATAAATGAATCACAAATCAAAACGAACTCTGTTTCAATTTTTTCAAAATTAAAATCATCACAAAGATTAAAAAACAAAAGATCAAAATTTAATTCAAATTCATTCCAATATTGTTTATTAAAATCTCCCATCACAACAAAGGTTAATTGAAAATCTTTCTTTTTAAATAATTTATTCACCTGTGACTCAAATTCTGGTTTAATATTTAAAAACTCATCATCTTTCTTTGAATCTTCCGCTAAATCTTCTTTTTGAGATTTTTCTTCTTTAGATTCTGTAAGATTTATTTTTTCTCCTTTCATAAAACTACAAACAATAGAATCTAAACGATTTGCAAAATTTTCTATACCTGCAAATTCCTTTATTCTTTCCCTACTTTCTTTTGTTTGTCTAAAAAATTCTTTTTCATTGTCAAAAAATTTATTAAAAAGATTTATACCATAATCTGCATTTTTAAATGGAACATAATGTATGAGATCACCAAAAACTTCTTTAAGAACTGGTAAATCGAAAGCAACTACTGGAGTTTTCATATAAAGTGATTCTGCCGGTGGAAGTCCAAAACCTTCAAATTCAGATAAAAAGAAAAGTGCCTTACTTCTTGAAAGAATTTCAAACTTTTGCTTTTCATCTATTTTTCTTAAAACTTCTATTTCTAAACCAGCTTGATTTCTACATAAATTAAAAAATTCATTTTCAACTGGTCCCATTCTGTCAATAAAACCTGATATATAATAGATCTTTGGTTTCTTTTTCACTTGTCCAAAAATATAAGGAATATATCCATATCCTTTATATGGAACACTTCTCGACAAAAAGACGACAGCGTGTTCTCTCTCTTTCATTGATTTAATTTTTATTCTGTCTGCTATATTTGTAAGAAAGCTATTGTATAAATGAACAATCTGTCCTTGATAAGCCGGAAACCATTCTTTACATTTATTTTCTGTAAATCTATTATTACAGACTATCATGTCTACTTTATGAAGCTGTCTTTAGTAAAATCTATATGTACCGTTTTCCACAGTTTCACTCATAGGAATCTGAATTCCACTAGATAACGCATCTTGAAGCATATTTAAAGGTTACAAAAAGAAAACCTATAATTTTCTTTTTATACATTTTTCCAAATGTTACACAAATGTCGGTACTCATTACCGGAGTACAAATCAAAAGATCTGCATCCATCATCCTTTGTAAATTCTTTTTATCTCTCGTTCCAAAGAAAAATCCATTACTCAAGATTTCTATATTTTCTCTACCGGGAAAATCTTGATATTCACGATCAAAAAGTGGCATAGCATCAGTAACTATTAAAACCTTGTGTCCCTTCATAGCGAGACAATGAGCTACATGCCAAGAATATTGACGTCCACCACTTATATAATTTTGAAAATTCTGAGTAAAGAAAGTTATTTTCATGTAAATATAACTTTTTTGANTAATCAAAAAAAAACGGGGGTGTGATTAAATCACACCCCCGTTGGAGTTTAACCAGACCAGGATTAGGAAACGATGGTAGTGGACAGGTTCTTGATGAGGACCAAAGCATCCTCGTAGTCCACACCAAAAGCTATCCTTTCACTGACCACGTATTTCCTCTGATCCTGTTCAATCACGACATCGTTGGCGAACTTGATTCTCCGACGATCACCGATTTGAGGGTTTCGTCTCCAGTACATCACAACTTTCCCTGAAGGTGCAAACGGAGCTTCATAGAAATTCACACCGTAAACAACCGTCACGAGAGAGTCTCTTTCACCAGCGGACCCCAAACCAGAAATGAACGAAGCGAGTGCAAGTCCAGTCTTCGAAGCATCGTGCCAAGAAGTATTAGCACGAATGTTCGAAGCCTGTTCAGAAGGAACAAACCCCAAAACGTCAGATTTGTTCCGCCCATATTTCCCGAGATTGTACAAAGCATGGTTCACCATCTCAGGATCAAAAGCAGACGAAGCCGCGTCTACAGACGTCGCAGCTCCAGACGCTCCCGCCAAAGTGAAGATCCCGTCAAAAGCAAGACGAGGATCACGAATGTACCAATTCGCCGTAGTGGCCGAACCAGGATCAGGAGCAGTTGCAGTATGAGTCGTATCACCCTGCAAAAACGCCTTTTCTTCAGCTTCAGCTATGGCCTCAGCAAAATCACCAAGAATTTGCTGGACGACATCTGGCTGAGAGTCTTCGATGGCTTCTTCGTCAATCGAAGTGTAAACCATCAGTTTCTTTGCGGTCCACGTCTTGGTCGTAGACGTGAATCCGCTTTCAGTTGCGACAACGCCATCGGGGATGTAATAAGCCGAAGAACCAGAGGCTCGCTTCGGCTTCTTCCAAACCCTTGCGGACATCGGGAAAACATTCCACAAACGCCGCACGATAGTCAAGTCACGAATATGATCAATGACTTGAGTCGCCAAAGGCGCAGGAAGGTAAGCTGAAATATCGCTGTCATTTGGATCAGCGGAAACAGCTAAAGCCTTCCGTAAGAGAGCGAGATCTTTCTTAGTCATCTTCTTTGGCATTTTTAGCCCCTTTTCTGTCCAGCTTTGGTGAGCAGCTTGAAGTAAATGCTATCAACCGTCTTCTTCTGAGCATCAGACAACTCGTTATAAATCCCATCAACATCGTTCATAGCCATCTTTGCAAACGCAGCACTTTCGGGACTATCTTTGTCCTTAAGGATCTTATCTATATTGACTTCTTCATCGTCATCATCTTCATCCGGTAAAATACCCTTCCGAGAAGGCTGACGGTTCAGGTCTTCTTTGAGCGTCTTAAGCTCAGATTGAAGATCCGTAACAGCCTTCAACACAACATCTTCTTCTTGGCCTTTCTTCGGGTCTTCCTTCGGTTCTTTCTTCGGATCCTCCTTCGGATCTTCCTTCAGTTCTTTCAAACTCTTACTTAACTCAGACAAAGTCCCGAGAATGGACTTCCCAAAATCGTCCAACTCTTTCTTAGTCACGAAAGATTCTTTTTGCTTGTTTTTTTCAGCCATTTCCTTTTCCTTTTGTTCCTTTTCCTCTTGTTCCTTATCCTTCTGTTTCTTGTCCTTTTCTTCTTTCTTCATTTTTTCTTCCTCTCTTATCAAACTCTTAAAAAACTTTTCTGTGACAGAAGTGATGCTTGCCTTGGGGTTAGCTGGCAATCCAACAACTGAAACCTCCATCAGTTCAATCTCAAGTACCTTGAACGAGATTATTCTTCCTTCTTCATCTCGTTCAATTCGTACTTTCTTGAATCTTCCACCTATGCTTAACGAACTCAGTGTACCGTCTTTTATTTTTTCCCAAATATTGTCAACGTCTTTACTGCGACTTACCTCTACCTCAACTAAAAGCCCCTTAGAATCAATATCAGACGAAATAACTTTACCGATTGGCATATTTCTTTCGTGATTAAAGAAAACAGTTCTCGAACCAGACGAAAGCAAATCATTCCGCGCCCTTTTTAAAGCCTCAATGGTTATTATATCGTCAACCCTGTCTTTATCTTTAGTAGCAGCATATCCCTTAAATAATCTCTTTTTTTGTTCACTACCGCTCTTTTTATTTTTTACAACCCTGACTTTTCTTGAACCTATTGAAAAATCTAAATCAAATTCTCTTGAAAGATTATACTTTTCAAAATCACCTTTTCTTTCAAGATATTCAATTAAGTCTATTTCTAAATTCATGGTTAAAAGACCTCTACATTGATTTCTGTTTCTAGTTCTTCACATAAAATTTTATCAATCTCTAAGCGAATATTACTGATTTTCTCACAAATTATATTATCAAAAATTAAAAATCTTATTTTAGATGCCAAGGCATCAAAATACAATCTTCGTAAATCATTTTCTGAATCAAACAAAAAATCAAAATCGAGAACTTCGTCTAACATACTATTCAAACCAGTTCTCTTTGACTGTACCGGAATTGAAAAAATATCAATATCGTAAGACTTACTGTTCAAATATATTTTTTTAGTCCTATATTTCTTTTCAATNTTAATATTCAAGATTTCTTTTAATTCTTTCTTTCCTTCNTCNGAAANTANAAAATCAATAAAAAACTTAACCTTANTTTTNACAGAATCAATATATCTCTCTATCATTTTCTTTGGTTTCTTTCCTGGAGGAACAAGTGCTCCTCCTGGATTAACTTGTCCCCCTCCTGGAACTATAGATACTGGCGTTTCACCCCAAGAAACTTTACCAAGACCTCTTCTAGCTCTCACTTCATTGATTGTAAGTATTCCAGATTGAACATCATCTCTGTCTAATTTTGCTTGTGTTTCAGCATCTACGAGATCAATCGTTGGAAATTCTATTCTTACATCTCTAAATCCAAACCCCATTCTTATAATCTCATGAGTATAATAGTAGGATTCTACTGAAAGAAGTGGACGTAAAGCACCATCTTTATAAATTTCAACTTGTTGACTTGAATTTAATCTCCCAGTACCTCTATCTACTATCCCCATAATAAAAGGTGGAACATTAAATGCAGCAAAAATTTTACTTCTCAATTCTTCACCATATTCACCAAACTGCATATCTCTATTTGTAATAGCCATAGAAGCGAATTTAGCAACTTTATTTATTATCGCAACTTTATGAGCATTTCTTACACCCTTAAATTGTGCTCTCCACATAGACTGGAATTTTGTAAGTTCTCTCTTCGTCAAGCCTTCAATCGAAAGAATACCAGAAGCCTCTGCACCATTAAGGAAAAATCGTGAATTATGTACGCCTCTAAGAATATCTGCAGCAACAGCATTAGCTACGGCATCTAGAATTTTAGAACCATAAAGACTTTTAGAAGTAGGATTCTGTACCATAAAGATTAATTCATCTATATTGTACGTGATTGGTTTTTTTACACCAGTAGGATCAGACAAAACATAAGTATCAGATTTAGGCAAGTTACCTCTGCTGTCAGCTTTAACTTTCAGATTTGCAGGATTAATAGAAAAAATTTCTAATAGGTGTCCACTCCTATCTAAAACTTTTTCTATAGCCCCTCTTCCATAAACCAACATATCTCTAAGAACTTTTTTTCTTATTTCATTAAAAGATTCTTTATTTCCATTTGGATCATCAATAAATTTTTTAATGATATCAATTCGTTGAGCTAATCTTCCCTGTATTTTTCTTGAACGATCCTTTGGAACTATATTTACTTCTGCTTTTACTGAATCATTAATCACTCTGTTTACAACAGAAGAAACCCATTCATTTCCTTCATAAATTTTCCAAGCATCTTCAGGTCTGAGTCTTATCAAAGAAGGTTCTAAAACATCCCCTATTTGAATATCTTCAATAAATCCTCTTGATCGTTTATATGTTACATGACTCATAGCTGAATTGTATCCAGCTATAATTCTTTGAGAATTTAAATTTTTATCAGTCATCTTCAGACCCCGCAGCAATCATACCAAAAACACTTCTATTCCCTAATTCTTTCTCACAATTATAAATTGTACCTGCGAATCCATCCCAAGCATCTTTTGAAGCACGTCTAGCATGATCCACCTTTTTCCCTGCTATAAATTTCAAATTCCTTGCCTCATCAACCAAAAGGCGACAATAAGGATATTCCACTCTCTGCTCTGTTAAAGCATACTTCGCAGCTACCGGAATTTCGTCAGTTCTGTCTAAAGAAATTAAATCAGTGTCAATCCCTCTATCTTCAAGTTCTTGTTTAATATAATGCGACTGATAAGTATCAAAAGTAATCTTAATAATATTGAAACCTCTCTTTTCTAAATTTAAAATACAATTACTCATAATTGCTGAATAATAGAATTCATTATTCTTTAATAACCCCTTATCTCTTTCGGTAACAGTAACGAAACCAATCGCTGATATTTTAATCAAAGGCTTTGTTTCAAATTTATCTTCTTCTTTTATTATTTCATTTCTATCTTCTCTTTCTTTAATTTTATACGCATCTAGTTCTATTTGAACATCTCCGTTTGAATATCCTAAACTAAATCCAATCCTATCTTTTGATTTAGCTAAATCAAAGTGCATAACATACTCATTATTTTCTACAGGAGGCAGAAACCATTTTCTCCATTCTCCGTTACCTTTATAAGCGTTTCCCTTACAATCTTCATAATCCCAACATTCAAAGATATTTTCTCCCAATTTTTTATTTTTATATATAGGACATTGCCTACACTCTTCACAAACAGAATTTTCTACAAAATCTGGTTCAGGCCAGAAACTTTCAATTATACCGGAAGGTTCTGCTCCGAAATCTCGCATTGTTCTGCGATAATCTCTTATGAATTCAAATTTAAAATCTTCCTTTTTAAGATTAGGATTTACTTCCCAAGTCGCAGCTCTCTTGACCAAACCATCACTTCTATTCTGCAATTCATAATATTTTCTCATCACAAAATCATCATCATATCTAGGAGTAGTTATACCAATCATTTTATAATCTTTTGGAAATCTTGTTTTACAAGATCCAAAAGCAGCTTCCCAACAAATTTTAGCTCTAGACTCAGATTCATCATCAAAATCTTTTTCAAGAAAAAAGGCCAATTCATCACCAACCCATTGAATAGTATTATATCCCAACCATCCAAACGCTTGACTATTTGTACTCAAAGCATAGATATTTTTTTGAAATTCAACACTTTGAACTCCAGGTTCTCTATACTTTCCATCGAACCAAGGACATTCTTTTAAAAGAGCCAAAAACTGTGTAAAAAAGACTCTCTTTGCTTGAGTTTCATTTCTAGCAGTATTCACAAAATAAATAGGAGATGGAACTAGTCCAAAATAAGATTGTGGATTAACCATTTTTAAACATCTATAAATCCCGTATAAATGTAAAATTGATGCTCCAAAATCTTTACCAGATCCTTTCCCCAAAAGCCATATAGCTTCTCTGATATCTGGGTCAAGTGTCTCAACCAAATATTCTAAAATTTTAGGTCTGCATCCTGTTCTTCCATTCCATTTCTGATTGAGAAATAATCTACCTTCAACGAATTCTACGATATCTACTGGTTCTGTGTCATCTACCCATGTTTGTTCACTTCTTTCACTGAACAACCCTTGGGCTAAAGTACGTAAAGGATCATTAAGAGATTCATCAACAAGTTTTCTTTTTTTACTCATTAGAAATCTCTTTAACTTCATTCGTTCCTAAAAATCCTTTTATATTTTTTGGTATCTCTCCAGCATATTTAGTTAAATCCCCTTGAGTCCTCACAGAAATAGTCATCATTGCGCCTTTAATCTTTTTCAAAACTCCTTCTTCTATATTTTCTTTCAAAATATCTACTATACACCTGAATAATATTTTAAGACCGTCTGGAGTTAATATTAAATCTGATCTATTCTGTAATCTATTAATTCTGTCTATGACTTTACTTATTACATCTATAATTCTAACTAGTCTATCTATATTTTCTCCATCTGTAATAGAATTAACAGACATACAAATTTCATTGATTTTTACAAACTTTTCAGAATTTTCTAAATCTTCATCTTTCATAACTTTACCGATTCTAGTCAATAATTTCTTACTACTGACTTTATTTTTTGGTTGTGAAAGATTCTTAAGATAAACAGTAAAACAAGTTTTCAAAGCAGCTAACTCTGGAGTCAAATCTAAAATTGATGGATCATTAACAAAACGATTAAAGAGATCACCTAATTCAGATTGGAATGCTCCACGATATAAACTACCTGAAATTGCCCTTTTTCCATGAATTAAAGCATTTGAATTACCACCCCCACACTTCTTACAAAAGAAAGATCCTTTAACAGCAGGATTTCTGCATCTTCTTTTACCACCTTGTATTATTTTATTTCCAAAATCATCACGATTATAAACTCTACCAAAACATTTAAGACCACCATTAAAATCACACCTATCATCTTCTGGTAAACAATTTGGTGGTACGTCTAATTTCCATCCATGTTCTTTTAAAAGACGTTCTGACCTTTTTAAAACTTTTTTTATTTTTTTATTTTTTTTACTCATTTTTATTTTTTTAGACCAAGGAACTTAGTTATTATCGTTTAGCGATAAAACGCTAAACGACGATTAACGACCAAACAATTAAACGATTTCTCAAAAAGTTTAACACGTTTGACAACATCGTTTTATCGTATCCGAAGGATACGGAAAACGATGTTGCTATCACGTTCGCGGCGTAGCCGCGACAATCTTTTTGGATTTTCATTAATCTTTTTCTTTTTTGTTCTTTTTTTCTGCAAAGATCTGAAGTTTTATGTCGTCCAGAAATTCTTCAAGATCAACTGTTCCCTCAGAAATAGACCCAGGAACACCTGTTCTTCCCTCATAAAGTCTTTTTATTTCATCTTCTAAAAAAGTAACTTCTTTAGAAGTGACAACAAAAGAACCTCCTCCAAAAGAACCTTGAAAGTCATTTGTCATTTTCATACATTTTTTCCTAATTTTCTTCATAAGACCCGCATGAATCTTAGCTTTACCTCTTTGTTTAATTTCTGAAGTTCGTAGTATGTGGTCTATTGCTTGTGTCATTAACGCTGAAAGAATCAAACTATATTCTTTCGAAGACTTTTTGTCGTTCATTCTTTTCTCCTTTTAATTCACCCTGAAAAATTTAACAAGGTTTTTGATTCAAAATAAAGGGTTTTATGGCAATAGTGCTCTTTTAATGAGCGCACGACATTTTACAGGATCAGTGGCAGTTTTAGTTAATTTCCGACCATCATTAGTTATTAATCGTACAATTACATGTTCTAATTCACCTTTAGGTTTTAACGGAGTAACTATATTCCCATTACGATCCTTAACTTCTTTTTGATCAGATTCACGATAATAGATTTCAACACTACGTACCATGACATTAATATTTTCACCCGCCTTAGCGGGCACCGGCTCGATGACTTCCGTCAGTTCCTTTGCGTCCATCACCCTATTCTCCTTGGATGGTCTGACTCGCCCGTACTCGTGCCCGTGAGGTTGTTCCCGAAGAAATCATTCATTTTGGTTGTGTCGTCTGGAAAGCGCAAGCCCGACCAATAAGCAAGGAGTGAAGCGGGCCGGACTAGAAGAGGCCGGAAACCTTTTCCAAGTGAGGCAATCTCCGCGTCGTCTAGCGCCACATTCCACACCGCCGCCTCTGCGATATGTCCGTTGAGGTAAATTCCCGCTTCGTATCTACCTAGGTAAAATTGGTCTATACTCGCCGGATTTCTGCCGGTAGCCGTTGTTCCCTTCGACCCACCGTCAAGATACGCCCGTCGATCATTATTCGCAGCAAACACGCCGCAGGCATGATGCCAGACATTTGCGGAATATCCTGAAGTCGTTTTCGCCCAGTTAGCCGACGTTGAGCCGCCTCTTGCTCCAACTCGTACGGGATCGCCAGCAATACTCCCAGCCACGTACATGGTATGGAAATGAAGGTTATTCCCGATTCGGGCTGTAGACATCAACATATAGTTTGTCGTCACATTCGGCACCTTGAACCAGCAGGCGAACGTAAAGGGATAGTCCGCCTCCGTCACCAGCGCGGAGCCGAGCGACATGAACTCGTTGGGCGTGAACTGTCGCGCCATCGTTTACGTCTCCCGCACGACGACGCGCAGCAATTCCGCGTCGCCCACCATCGTATCCGCCGCATTTGTTGCATCGCGTACAACTTCAACCCTGAAAGCCTCTCCCGCCGCCAGCGAATCCATCTGCGCGCCATCTGTAAATGTGATGGTCGTTTTCACGAGCGCACCGTTTGTTGCGCTTGTCGTCGTCGTCGCGGTTTGATACGCCGCGAAGGAATTGGCGTCCAGGTCCGTTCCGATATCCTGCCGTTCAAAAGCAACACTCCATTTTACATCGCCAGTCGTTGCTGACGTCGCTGTCCAATATATCTCAACCGTCAAGCCTCCACCTGCGTAATCGGGTGAAAGAACACTCTCAAATGCCGCAAACTCGGCGACACTATCATCAAAATCCAAAACTGGATGATTATTTCTGATATCCAATGTAGGATAAACACTTGTAGTTGGCGATACATTATCGAATGCAGTAAAGACAAGGAAAGGCTTGGCCGCGCCTCCACCGCCTATAGATTTCCATGAAGAATTATAAACATAAAGAATATCATTTGTGTCATCATAAACAACAGGAACGGTCCCAGATACGACACCGCTCGGTGTTCCGGTTGGAGTACCAGAAGTAGTTGTAGGAATAGACGGAAAACCAGAAGTTGCTGCATCAGCAAGTTGACCATCCCCTAAAGCCAAATGTTTCCATTTTGTGTTAATTGACTATCTTTTGTACGTTTCGCAATACGAAACGACAATAGCCCATTTTCTGCATCTAAAATAGCACTTACACTATCATGATAAACATTAAATCGTGATACTGAAGTCGGACCTTCAAGAACAAATCTTCCTTTACGTCCACCACCCCCACTACCTGGAGCAGCCATCTTAAAGACAAAGTCCCCGCCTCGTGGGTCGGCCGCCGTATGCGTGCCTCCATCCTGGGCACGAAAATACGTATCAGCACCATCTGTGTCAGCAGCAGCAGTAAACGCATTAGGAACAGAACTNGGTCTATACGCTAAAGTATAGACCGTTTCCGAGCCGAGCATCATCCCGGTAATTGTCGAATCCCAGTTAATCCGCGCCTCTTGGTTGTCACCGAAGAACACGCCGGAACCGGCGTCCCATCCGAGATACAGGGCCTTGTACTCTAAGTCCCACGTCCCCGTTCCAAGCTCTCGGCTATTCGCACCATCCGGCCATATTCCTCCCGTGCGGATGGTGACGGCAGCCGTATTGGTCTCATTGCGAAACCAGATATTCTGTCCAGTTTGACACATCAAATACAGCGGCCCGCTCATGGATCGGACGTTTCCGTCCGTTCCTGTATGGAAAAGGTCCAGATCGTCGGTCCCTACGATGCCGCCCGGCTGACGAATCGTAAATATAGCATCCGCACCCGCGCCATCTCCCGGACCTGGCTCAAAGACAAAACCGCCACCAACATCACCACTTCCAGCGGCAGCACCTTGTCCCTTAAAATATGATTCTAACCCCGGACCTGTCGCAGCAGTGAAATCGGAAGGTTCTCCATTGATCTGTAGTTTTAGCGCGACATTAAAGGTAAGAATAGAACCATCATCTGTAATTAGTGAATCACCAATAGTGTCAGCCGCCGTAAATTTTGACAGAGTATTTATTGTGCCAGAACCGCTAACACTTCCACCACCACCCAAATCTGTATCTGTTCCTGTATCATCAGTAAAAACCAAAACATTTGGAGTATCATCACGGATCCATAATTTACCTTTTCCGGCGGCAGGAGCACCACCTGGAACAGCCGTTTGTTCTGTTATTTGTAACCCATTTCCTGTAATTAATATCCCATCTGTATTATTCCACGATAAAGAAGTTGAATTATCAAAAGTCGCACCATCAGTTCCGATAAATGGTATTTGTCCTTCTGTTGGGGTGGTTACACCATCTAAAGAATCTGGTTTAAGGAGTTCAAAGACTGGTTCTCCACTACGGACAGCGATTATCGTTGCTTCAGCGCCTGTTGCTGGTAATGCTGGAGGACGAGAACGAAAGAGTTCTTTCTTAGGCATTTTCTATTACCTATTTAATTTGCCCATTTTAGTCTCGTAGGATCGCGAGTAAGTTTCTTCGCTTCTGCTGGACTTAATACACGATCAAAAAGTGCAATAACATATTTTTTTCCACTATCACGAGCCGTACTTGAAATGGTGCTGCCGATTTCCATTCGATCTAACGCCACTGGCGGTGTAACGCTCGTGTCTTGACCTTCGTACACTCCGTTTGCGTACAGCCTCACATCGTTCGTTTTCCATGTTGCCAAAACTGCAATAGGAGTATTGGCCGCGTAATTTCCCAAGATCGTCGCCGTGATGTACGCCTGTGCAACACCTCCACTCGCAACAAAAAGTTGAAGGGCAGATAGACTTTGCCGCGTGAAAAACTCAATCCGGTCGGCAATGGCATCGTTGTTATTCAGCGTCAGATGCCATGGAGACGTCGTCGGCACGGAAACCGCTGTATAAGGATTATCGAAAACGAAAAGCATACTTCCTTCGTTTTTGATGCGATTAAATAATGCTGAATTAATAAAACGGAAAGCATCTGCAGGACGTGTAAGGTTTGCTCCGGTATTGTTAGGAATATAAGATGTATTATATTCTCCAGCGGTTAAATTAAAACCTCCTGCGAGAACAAGCTGTCCAGCGTTAAGACCTTCTGCACCATCTGAATTTCCACCACCTATATAACAATAAATTTGATTATTCACCATAGGAGTATAAAAGATTTCACATAAATAATAAGGAGTAGTTTTTGGACCCCCTAAACGTGTGATTTTAGCAGTACAATTTTGTTGAGTTCCTATAACACCGTTCTTTACATCAAACCATGCGCGATACCAATTACTATGTCCACTATCACCAACAATTACCCATTGATGAAATCCTTGATATCTAACAACGACCTGAATACTATAAGGATTACCGAGAGTCAGTACACCGCCTCTTACATGTTCAACGCGACCTGGATTGGCATCTGCTATTGCCGCTATAAGAGCAAGAGGAATACCAAAAGGATGTTTAGAATTGACAGGAGTATCCTGATCATTCTGTATCACAATATTTGCATCAACTTGATTCCAACTTTCAAGATCACTTGTATAAGTACAAAGTTCTGTTCTTGCTGCTTCTTGATGCCCACCCCACGATATATTATTTTGACTGAATTTTTTATAAATTTGAATTCCTTCATCATAAACTGTTTTTCCGATAGAACCAGATGAATAAGAACCTATTAATTGTCCACCTTTAATTCTTGCGACTTTACCCCATTGATGATGATATAAAAAAACACAATCATTAACTATTCGTCTGTCATGTAAAATACGTAAAAATGGTGATTGTCGTAATTGTGTAAAATCAGTAGAAATCATAGCAATCTCCTATGGTATCCAGAGATTGCCATGTAATTCCAATTTTGAAGAAGCGAATTTATTACTAGCATCAAGTGTTCCCACAGTAACATTAAGTCTTAAAGTATTAATTCCAAAACCTAAAGGTTCTTCAATAGGGATCTGATATTCACCTGCATCTATAAATTGTTTTGCATAATATTGGACAATTCGTTCATTAATTCCACCATCGCGACTAACAGAAAAAGAATCAAGTGTAAAATCTGCACTCCCTGTTTCGGTTCCTAAAGTTAATAAAAAATGAGCATCACGTAGACGCATTAAAACATCGGCATCCAATCCTTCTGCACTTAAAATGGTTGTCATATTAACAAGTTTTTCTACATCTGTGGAATCACCAGCATCAATCGTAATTCCAGACCATAAAGTTAAAGCTAACTTTCTGAGAGATCCCATTATTGATCCTTTATCTACTATTTTCTAAGTAAAGTAATTTCGATGTACCTGAAGCGGTTCTGTGAGTGAAAAATCTAGCATATTGAGGGACATCTATTTCTTCATTTTGCTTCTATCCAAGTTTTTTGATACATCCGCATCTCTAGTTTCTGTAGCGTTCACTGAAGAAGCATTCCATACGATATAAACAGTTTTGTAATCCTTTATTGCGAAGTATTCCAACTCCTTGATGTCTTAATCTGACAATAGCATTACTTGTACTGCTATCAACGATATCACCATGTTCTCTTAGAAGTTGTTCTGCCATGGATTATTCTCCTTTTAATATTATTATTCAACGAATTTTTAAATTCTTTTTTCTTGAGATTTTTTCTGTTCTTTGAAATTTGTCAAGACTCACCGTTTCTTAATCTTCTTACAATAACTTAAAAAACCTTGTAGAATTTTTGTTGCTTTTGACCTTTTTCGTTTTCGAGTTTGTGATAATCGTGCGATACTTCTCTACCGGGTGTTGTTTTGATTTGATCTTTTTGGCTACCATTATAAATACAGCTTCCTGTCCATCTTCATCTATTTCTCCTAACAGTCTAGCTAACGCCAACGGATCATTAGGGATTCTCTTCTCGTGGCTCATGATCTATCCTCCTATCTTCCGCTTATCCACATTCGAATTTCTTGACCATTTTACTGCTCCCTATGATGGCTCTTCGTCGCAGGTCTTAGATGATCTTTTCGCTGCGAAGGGTTTCCGCATACCCCAGGGCACATTCGGCCACATCTTGGACGGCAACCGCCCCGGATGCAGCGGCGAAGGCCACACGACACAATTTCTGTACTCCACCCGTATTTTGCCGCCATTGTCGCCCGATAATCGTAAAGCGGCGTCGTCAACGGTCATCCGTTTTCAGCCGGACAACATCGCCAAGCTGGAACTTAAAACTACCCGCAAAAGAATCGATCATTTCCTGTGTGATTTCAGGCATTGCGATCCCCTTTCTTCATTTTTGCCACCAAAGAAAACCATTCTGTAGGCGCATTTAATGAGACTATCAATCTTTTCTTCAATTTGAGGTTCGCGTGGTGATAATTCTATAGAAAGGACTTTATCATCTTTTTCTGCGGTCATTGAAACCATATCATTCGTCAATATTTCAACGTCGAAATGAACTCCTTCAGCAATCAAAGTCTTAGCTAATTTTTCAATTTCTTCCGGCCGATTAATAATTATTTGTTTTTTGTGTCCATTTGGTCTGATGTATTGAGTAAAAGGAATAGACATTATCATTTTCTCCTCTTTTTTCGTTCTTCGACCGTTTCCACTACTTCCAGATCTTCTATGTCTATCGAGAAGCCACCACCGTCATCTTGGAGCACTTGGACGATCTGTAGGATCGGATCGATGGAATACACATAACCTTCCCACCCTAGTACAGAATCTTCGTGAAGCCCTGCGTGGTATTCAGTATCATGCCGTACTCGAACCTTATCGCCGACGTCCATCGGTTTTCTCCTCTAACCAACCATTCTTTTCAGCGTATTTAATATTGATTCCCTCTATATGTTTACCACAATGGCGACATGTAGAAGGTGGTCTCCATAAATTTCCTAAAACTGCAAACTCTCCATTAAGAGACAACGGTAAGTCTGACTTCCATATATGATCAAAAGCAAAACATCGCAGTTGTCGCCACCATTTCTTCATGACTTATTCCTCTATTATTTTTTC